TAGCAGAAGCAATACCGTCTACATAAGCTTTCGTCGTAGCGTCTGCTAAAGCAGTAGGAGTACCTACATTTGTAATACGTTTGTTCTTAGCATCCCACTGTGTACCGCCTTGTTCTAACTGCAGCGACGCATCATTTAACTCACTGATCTCTTCAGCAAGATAACGATTGTGTAAGTACGCTCTGTCTAACTCCGATTCCGTTAATACAGAACCATTTACAAAGTCTACAAGGTTATCACCGGGTTGGCTCTTTCTGCGTACTCGGACGATAGCACCTTCGGTAGCTCCTGTAGTAAGTACAACTTTTTTAGTTGGAGAAGTTTCAATAGTGTAATCGGCTGTTGACCCTAATGTTTTAACAACACCATCAATCTCGACTGTTACGTGTTCGTCTTCAAGGTATTCAAAAGTAAAAGCAAAGTCCGTCTGTCCGGCTGTCGCTGTATAATCTTGGAAAGTGTTAGCCATGATGTTAAGTGTATATTATTAATTATTGAGTGAGAAGAGCAAGTTAGTTTCTACCAAACGGCAACATTAATTCCTCTAGTTTAGATGGCACTTGCTGTTCTTTGTATTGCTCTACCGGGAATTTAGCTTTCTTTACATTAAGTTCATACTCCCGTCGTTTTTCTAAATCTTCTGGTTTTTTAAAACGAGCTGGTTCATCTAGTCTTTCTTGAAATAATTCAACAGCTTCTCTTTGTTCTTCTAGTATGGGATATTCTTTACGCAGTTCTTCAAGGGCTTGATCTCTAAAATATTTAAAGACAGTTTTAATAGTATTAACTCTTTCTTCATCTGCTTGTTCAGTGCCTTCGGGTAAAGCTGTTTTAGGGGCACGTCTTATTCTAGTATCAAAATTACCATAAGGTGTGTTATAAGCTCCTTTAGCCAAACTTACGATAACCTCTTTCATGGTCTTGCCCCCTTTAGAGGGCAGTAACACTGAGTTTAATTTCATCTCATTAGCAATCTCTTGCCATCTGTCAAAAGCATCTTGTTTAGTTTCTGGGTGTATTATTTCTTGTAGGTCTACCCCATCAAGTTTGGTAGTACCCCCATTAAAATGAGGAGCTACACCTAATTCAATACAGACAGCATAAGCTGCTTCTCTAATTCTTTCTTGGTAAGCTTTCTCTATATCTTGTTTTTCAACTTTACGCCTTCCATCCTGTCTAAGTTCTTTAGCTATTTGATCCCTAGTTATATTAGAGAACATATCTTTCTTTAATGTCCTAAACCCAGTAACCTCGTCAATCTCCACATATTTATCTATATCGCCACGTTGATTAAACACGCCGAATGGTGATAATATATTTAGACCCCCTCCACGTTTTTCATTAAAACCTCTAAGTTCAATATCTCCAAATATATCACGCATAGGTGGTACAGCTTTAGATAAACCATTCATCCTCCTAGCTATGACCTGCATGATAGAATTGTTTTCTCGGATAACATCGTCAGACATATAAGTTAAATTGTTCTGAGCTGATGGTATTGTTTGACCCGCAAGTCCCTTTAACAGTCTGAACGCTTGAGCTGCTTGTGCTTCTTTATCTCCGGTAGCTTCAGTAACTAACTTCATAGCATCTCCTAAGTTTTTATAGTAAGATTTATTAGTTAAGTTATTAGATAAAGCTAATGTAAATACTTGAAACAAGTCTCTAGCTTCTTCTCGCTGTGCCACCGTACCGTTACTTAAACTTTTCATATCAGCAGTTACGCTCAGAATAGTATTAAAAGGTTCTAATGCTGCCAGACTTATGGCTTTTTGTTTACCGGGTCTAGTAGGATCGGCAATACGAAGGGTATACTCCGGCATTCCGGTAGCAGAACGAATAGCCTTTTTCATCTTCCAGTCTTGACTTTCAGTCCCGACAAACTCGGCTACTCCGGGTATTCCTTCAGCTAAACCCCAAGCAGTAGCCATTATACCAATACTTGTAATTTGTTGCCCCCTAGCCCTAGCTGCTATAATAGGGTCTTCACTGGCTAAATCCTTAGTTGTTTTAGTCCAAAGTTTTTCAGCTAATCTTGGTACATCTTTTATAAATGGAGTTCTGTTAGCTACTGGTATCTTATCTATGGCCGCAGCTAAAGTTTTCACTGGACTAGTAACAGCAGCAGCTCCTCTTTGTATATTCCTTCCAGTACGCATGAACGGATTTAGTACTACTTGTAATGCTGGGTATGTACGCAAAAACTGCTCTAAGTAATAGTTTCCTTTTTCCAACATATTGGGGTCCGCAAACTCTCCCATTTCTTCTGTAAATGTAACTTCTTTTAAATTTCTTTCTATATAATCTACAAACGCACTAGTATCTTTATCCCAATTTTGTTTAACAAAGTTATCGATATAAGACGCTAAGTTTTCAGGAGCCACTCCTTCTTTGTCAGCCATTAGCACAGCCTTACGCCTTACTTGATCCTCTGTCATTAGTTTACCTTTTGATTCAGTAAATACTTTACTAACAAAGTTATCGTAATATTGTCTAAATGTTCCTACTTGTTCCCCAGCTTCTACTGCTTTTTGATAATCTATTTCAGCTTTAGCGTGAGTCATGGCGTGAGCTAGATTTAACCTAGTACGAACGTCTATAGAAGACATAGCTTTACCGGGTAAATCCACAAAGGCTCCTATGTTTTGAAAAGTAGCACCTAATGCTCCTGACATTCCAGTACGCTCCATAGCAAAAGCTGATTGACCTACTCGCTCAAAATGAGAACGTATATCAGATTCGCCAGACTTCAAAGCTTTCATAGCTTCCTTATGAGTGATTGCCCCATAAGTACTGAAGGTCGTCATAGTTTTCTGCCAAAAATCACCAGCCCTTTTCCATTCTTCTTTAGATATGCCTTCCTTCAACCAAGGTAGAGTAGCCATAAATTTAGCACCAACCCAACCATTCAAGGCGTTATACTTAGACATAACAGTATTAGATATAAGTACTTTAGCATGAGTAGTCGGACTACTTAACATACCAGCGTAAGCTAAATCACTCCCCATATCCCTTACTTTAGTGTATGTAGAAGCACCGCCATTTTCATCAGGTTTGTATGGGTCCTGTAAATATTTCTTAGCTGTATTTTTCCAAGTACTTTGAAACGCCTTTTGCTGATTAACAAGTATTTCGTGCACCTCAGCTGTATCATCCGCTTGTTGTATTGTTTTAAGAAGTTTCTTTACAACTTGTATATCACCAAAAGTCTTTAATTGTTCTTTAAGTTGTTTATCAGTTAGGTTTTTAGCTTCGTCTAAATCACTTACTAATTTACCTTCTAAGCCCTCAAGCACTTCTTTTTGTTTAACATCTAATATATCTTTTGTGTATTTCCTTGATTGCAACAACCTACCCGATTCCGCTCCTGCTTTTTTCCAAGCTAACTGTTGTGGTATTAATTTCAGTAAACTAGAGGTAGCATCGCTAATCACATTGGGATCGTTTAAATCTGCATCAGTTAATAATTTAAGTAAATCGTCATAACCTTTTACCATAACAGCACCGTTAGCTGCCATGTGTATACCGAGTTTACTTATTGCATCCGCTACTTCTGCGTTGTCAGCTACTTGAGCTGCATTCATAACAATAGCAAATTCTTCACCACCAGCTTTCCCTAAACGTCTATTAAGTTCGTTTTGTACTTTAGATAAATATTCTAGTTTACCTATCCTACCACCTTTTACGTTTTTTAAGTCTGTATCTATAGCTTTTGTAACAGAATTAATCAGCCTTTGTTTTTCTGCATCATCTGTTAGTAACCTTGCTTTTACTTCGTCAGTCGAATCAAGAACTTTACCACTTATGGGATCAACTTCACGAGTACCTCCGCCGGACAAAAAGTCATCCAATATTCCCCTAGCTTTCTCATCGTCACTAACAGTTGGTTGAGCACCTTCTTTAACTTTTTCTAACTCTTCTTTAGATAATGGAGGTACGTCTTCCCTATCTACTTTAATAGTCGGTGCATCAACTTCCGTAAAAACCTTAAATGCCTCTGTCTTTTTAAATTCTTCAGCTACTTTAGCTACCTCCTCCATTTGTTTAACTTCAGCTTGCTCCAAAGTATCAATAGCTTGTTGTAGTACCTTCTCTTCGTTAGGTATTAACTCTTGTAACTGAGACTCTAGTTTCTCGACTTTAGCACGAGCCGATTTATTTACTCCTCCTTTTTTCTCAGTACGTTGTAATTCCTTCTTAACTTGTTTTAGTTCATCTGTAAGTACTTTACGAAGAATAGAAGCACCCCTCGCGGAAGAGTTATCTTTATATATAACAAGACCTTTCTCTAGTCTTCCTAATGCTCCGCCTATACCACCGCCTAATAAAGTAGACCCAGCTAATGTGCCTAAACTAAAATCAACATCTTCTCCATATATAGCAGCAAAGCCCGATCTTAGCGTTTCGTATCCGAGTCCTAAAGCTGCTCCTTCTCCGGCCCTAACACCCATAACTCCCGCTTTAGATAGATTAGCACCAGTCTTAACGGCGGGGATAGCACCTAAAGCAGCGGATGCCGTAACCTCAGACCAGTTCGTTTCCTCCCTAGCTCCTGAACCTATCTCCATTTGTTGAGCTACTAAATTCCAAAACGCAGCAGAAGACGCATTTAATGTAAACCATCCAGCTTTTGTTAAGGGCTCTGGTGATAATAATAACGGAGAAGTGACTATACCTGTTCCAAGTGTTCCTGCGATTTCTATAGCAGTAGGATTAGCCCAGTCAATAAAGTCAGCAACATCAGCAGCGAACCCGTCGTAATTTGGGTTAGGTATTAATCCAGCACGAACAAGTTTTAATGTCTCCGCTTTAGCTTTTTCCATAGACGCAGCAGAGAAAGGATCATCTTGTGCCAGCACTTGTGCGATTTGATGGTTAGCAGGGCTTTCAGGAGGTAGTCCTGTTATTTGAACAGCTCTTTCTAAAATACGTTCTTCTGGTGTATATAAAGCTCTAATACCATGTTCTGGCAATGTAGTGGGTATCTCTACTTTTGGTTTAGGTGGAGTATACGCTCCCGGTCTTGGTCTTGCTGGAATAGCACCTTCGGGTAAATCTTCAATCTCCTCAACTCTAGTTAAAGATTGCACTGGTTTTTGCGTTTTTATATCGCTAATAATTCTTGTCTGTTCAGAATCTAAATAGTTTTTTACATCGCCTTTAAACTTTTCAATGCCCTCCTCTACCTGCTCTTTAGTGAGTTTAGTTTCTGGGTCAATAGGATCGACGCCTTCTTTCTGCCCGTAAAACGGATTCATAACAGGTTTATTTTGTTCTTTGTCAGCCATGATTTAATTAAAATTCTGGTTGTGGAATATCCTCAGCCTTTTTATAAACTACTATTTTGTATAACCTTTGAGCTTCTCGAATAGATTCGTTTTCCCAAACTTTAAAAACCTCAGTAGCTGTTTCCTTCATCTCTTCTAATACTTTATTAGCAGCCTCCTGAGGAGTTGTTTGCGGGTCTGCCTCATACTCTTTAAATTTAAAAAGATTAGCTTGTCTAAAGTATTTTTGAAATGCGTAATATCTATTATTAACAAATCTTTTAGCTTCATATCCTCCTTTTGTATTTGCTATTTGAGAGAATACGCTTCCATTTTTTTTAGTATCTTGCCTGTCATTAATGGCCATATCCTCTGGAATACCTAACTGTGCAAAATAACTATCCTCGTATGTCGCTTTACCTATACGCATACTTCTGAAACCAGTTATTAATTCCTCGTACGATTCAGACAATTTCCTTACACCTTCTGTTTTATGGACAAGCTTATCGAAATCTCTTTCGGATTCTATTTTATTTAATAATGTTAATCTTTCTTGAGCACTTATTGAGTTACTAGAGAAAGCTTTATCTATATCTTTTGAAACTCTTGTTAAATCTTCACCCTCAGCTATAAGCGTATCAAAATTTCCAACCACTAATTTAGACGTATCATCACTAGGTTGGTTTATACTTTTCAATATGGATTCAAAATCCGCTGAAGCTTGTGCGTCGTATTGCAGTGGAGTCTGTTGCAAAAAAGCTGCTTTTAATTTACGAGCGTCTTCGGTCGGTACGCTGTTTCCATCACCCATTGCTTCGAATAACAGATTGGTTAATACACCCTTACTTGTTTCGTATTGTGTTTTTAACTGTTCGTTTTTCTTAGCCTCCCACTTAGACCTTTTATCATTAATTTTATCGTAGTAGCTTGTTATAGAATTACCTACTTCAGCATCAGCAAACTTAACACCGCCACCTAAATCTAAAGTGCGTAACTTATCTAAAAATGTTTCAGCTTGTTGTGGCGATATACTTCCTTCTTCACTAGGGTCTTTAGATAAACCTTCGTTTAAAGTTTCGCTAATCAAGTTAGTCCATGCGTATTCTTGTGAACCCTTAAACACTCCAGCAGAGTGATTCAACCACCCAATCATAGTTGGATCATTAACATCTAATTCTCCTGATATAATACCGTTAACTACAGGTCTGCCTAATTCTAACCAAGCTCTTTTAAATGTCTCTGTTCTTACCTCGTCTCTTCTTTTTTCAACATCATTCCTAAACTCGTCCTCGACTTTATTGAACTCCTCAAAAGCGAAAGAGCGAACGGAAGGGTTAGCGAACTCTGGTCGTTTTATAAACTCCAACCTTGTCTGCTCAATAAATTCTCCAATATCACCTTCAAGGGTATCGACTTGGTTATATAACAAATCACGGTAAGGACCTTTAACTGCGGTGACTCCTTGTGCTTGTAATGCTCCTATCTGAAAAGCTGCGTTATCCTTATCTAATAATTGACCACTCTCTACGGCTTTACGTGATACTTTCTTTAAACCATCAGATATAGGATCGTCTCCAAAATAAGCAGCCTCTCTACCAGCTTGTACTTGTGCTTCGTATTCCTTACGTTTCCTTTCCTCTTCTTGTTGTATCAGCTGTTGTTTAGCTGCACTTATTCTACCGAACTGTGCGAGAGCTGGATTAATCTGTGATAGAACATCCGCTAGGTCTTGGTATTTATTCCTACCTGCTTGGGGTCTAGCTATACTGTACTGAAACCCGGGAAGATCAACAGGTTGTATGGGTCTTAATTGTAGAAGTTCAGACATATTATCCTGTTGTTTTTATTGATACGTTTTGTCTAGGTCTAGTATATTGTGCAAACTGCATACCAGTACCTAAACCTTGTAATCCACCACTTAATGCACTCAATGTAGTAACTAATGGGCTTTGCGTCTGTACTGGTTGACTAAGTGATAACAATTCTTGCTCACCTGCTAATCCCATTTGTTGCACTCCTAAGCCATATTGCAATTCATATAGTTCTTGTTGTCTACCTAACCGACTGTATTGTGTTCCAAGTTGTCTTTTAAGTTCGTTACTTATAGCAGCCGACTGAGCCACAGCACCTCTAGCTCTTTCTGTAGATTCAGCCATTTCGAAAGTTCTAGCTATCTGCTCTTTTTGTTGTGCTAGTGCTTCTCTTTTTTGCGATAACTCTAAGGCGGCAGCTGTTTGTTGAAACTGTTGTTTTTTGATAGCAGCCTGTTGAGATTTTTTTTGAAACTCTATCTGTTGTTTTGCTTGTTCACGCTGTCCAATTGCACTGACTATCGGGGAAGCTATACCTAAAGCAGTAGTACCCGCCATAATCCCTAAACCCGTAGCGGTAATACCAGTAGCAGCAGTCGCTGCACCAGCTGAACCGAATCCTAACATTGCTGCACCTATTGCTGGAAAACACATATACTTACTTCCTCTCTAATATAAATGACAGATAGCCTTCGTACTGACAATCGCTAAACTCTGCACCTAACCACTCCAACCATTTAATACTCAACTTGTTACTACGCATCACATAGTTCGTCAGATA